GAGATTATGTGACTTGTGTTCGGGTGGTTGTTCACTTGTAGAGTAATCTATTGCGTCTACGTCTTGATGATAATTATCTAATGTACAAATATATGTTCCTGTCTGATTACCAAAGTCTCTAGTCATAATCTCATAGTGCATTGAACCTACAAATTGTTTCTGTACGGCTACAACTCCGTAGTCCATACAGTTCCAGAACTGTAGATTATGTAATGTCATATCTGGGTCTGGTAACTCAGGTGATGACAAGAAAGCACTGATGGGTAACTTATCATACATTGCTGCGTAGTCAGGCAGATATGTTTCAAAATAAAAGGCACGGCCTGGAATTGATTTTGCGGATACCCAATATCCTTCCACAAATTCTCCGTGTCCACTCTTATGATCTGTCAAATACTCTTTCCGTACCCACACATGATAAGAGGGCAAATTACAAATTAATGCTGGCATACTATAGTTTTTTTAGATATTTATGATGGTTTTGTTGGATAATCTGAATGACCTTCATTTAATACAAGTTCTTCAAATGTTGCTGTTTTAGTAGTTGGCATATCTCTTAATTTTTGTCTATAAGTTTGCCATTCCGTTTTCTTTGAATCACTTAATTTGTTATCTGATATTTGAGTCCAATCTGAATCTGCCAATAATTCATCACGAATTTCTCTGAACCATTTTTGCCATTGTTCATCAGTATATACATTTGCCTCTGCTTCTTTTGTCTTTGCAGCTTCCCAATCTGTAACGCATTGATTGTAAGGTGTAATATCTGTTATCGCTAAATTTGATGTACCATCTACATATTCAATTTCACCTTTATCGTCATACCATTGAATTGCGTGAATATTTGAATCAAGATAACTTAAATCTGTAACTTTGTATTCTTTTCCATCTTTAATGATAATTTTATCTGATGGTACAACAGTAAGTCTCATTTGTCTTTCAATATATTTTTAATATTTATGGGAAAAGAGTCATCAATAGTTTGCATCATTCTTTGTTCCACTGGCATTGGTTTATCCATACGTTGCACTACTTCATTTCTGAATGACTCAACTGCAGCACCAGATTCTATATTTTTCTTTGTATTTTCAATCAATAAAAAAGGCAACCATTTGATGGCACAATCCCACTCATCGACATCCTCTCCAGTTTGTGGATCCATTCCTCTAATTTGAGTAATCCATGCACATTGTAAACCAATACATTCTTTTTGTAACAATGGACAATAGTTTCCAGCTTTAATTTTCATATGTCTTTTTGTTTATTTATTCTAGCTTCTGGTGCAGATTATAAAGTCAATATATTGCACGTTCAAGTTAATAGAAGGATTGGAAAATCCATGATTGTGTGAATTAGTACTACCTGTATTTTGGTGAGCAGCGGCAGCCATATTGTTGTTCTGCGGCCTATCAGTTGATCTATGCCTATTGTGTTGGTTGCCTGCTGGATAACCCTGAGAACCTGCAGAGTTACTATCGTGAGTAGCTGCCACACCTGTGTGAGTGTGACTTGGCATCTGTGCAGTAGTTAAAGTATGGTTGCTGACACTACCACCACTTGTTCCTCTACTTGAGTTAAACGCTGTTGTAAAGGTGTTACTACCACCCGATCCCACATTACCACTAACAATTCTCATGGCTTTGTTATTATGTGATGTGCTTTTTGACCAACCAGTGGGTGCAGAGTTTTGACGGAATACCATCACTGTGCCAGAAGGGACATCTTTATAATAAGAACCTTGTTGTCCATCTAAAGTATCAGCATCGAGGCCAGATCCAGAGCCGTCATTTCCAGCGTTCCAAAGTTTAAACCAACCATTAGTTGTTTGATTCCATCTACCTTGTATATAAGCTAATTGTGGTTGACCAGCACCACAGGTAATACGCATACCATACCTAGAAGAACCGTTGGTATAGTGCATTGCTTGAATACCTGTCCAATGTGATGTACCACTTGGCTGACCACTTGGGTTGCTCCATGTGTCAAAGAAACAAGAACCAAAATCCCAAACTGTTGTATCAAAATTAGAAGAACCCCAACCCTGTGAACCAATCCAATAGTTTTGGTCTGTTGTTTGATCTTCTCTTCCAGAAAAAGCACTTGATCTAGCAGAGACGTTCATTACGGAACGCATACTTTTTAAATCAATATATCTTATATAATTATCTTGTGAAGCATAAAACTTACAATCAGAACCAGTACCAGTGTCGCCAGATGTAGTGTTAATAAAACTACTAAAGATATACCCATTAGCCTGTGTTCTTACAATTTGATTAGCACCATTATTTGAAGTTCCGCCAAGATGTAAACCATCAACAGTATCAGCGTCTAAGCCAGATCCAGAGCCATCATTTCCAGCGTGCCACATTGTATTACCGTTACTGGTTACAAGAGCATCACCACCTCTAACTTGAAACCTGTTTCCATTTGATGCATAAACATCAAGTAAATATTGACTTGTTGTAGAAGAGTCATTTCTAACGTGCATCCCATAAGTGCCATGACTCATATAAACATAAGCATTAGTTCCGTTATTGTTTACAAAACGTATCATCCAATCAGCTAAAGAAGCACTAATTGTTGTCATGCTTCCTTTTGTTAATACATCATCAGTATCAGACCTTAAGAAACTACCGCTATCAATACTGTCTATAGTTGTTGCATTTATACCAAGAGCATTAATACTTGATGCTGTTATTCCTAATTGACTAAATGTTGGATTATTTCCCTCGTGATATATTGCATAACTAGCTGCACCCATTGACCAGCCACCAACTGACAATTTATTTGTTCCACCATCAAGACCAAGATAACAAGCAAAATCACCAGAAACGTGAAATGCCATAAACGCATCTGTTCCAACCCCATTGCCACTGTAAACTTCTAAAGATGCTTGACTTCCTGTCGATGTGTCGATTGCAGAGTTTGATGGGAATCGAATTTGAGTGGTATAGGCGTTAACAGAATCATCAGCATCTGACCTTAAGAAACTTCCACTATTCACTCCGTCTAAAGTATCAGCGTCTAAGCCAGATCCAGAGCCGTCATTACCTTGATGCCAAACATCATAAAGAGTATCACTTACCCTAAGTTGCATTTGACCATTAACATTTTTTCTAATATCCCAATTGCCCCAATTTGAAGTTAAAAAACCATATTGGCTACTATTATTTCCATAAAGTTGAAATCTCCATTGGCCAGCACCATTATAACCACTTATTCCGATGTCAGTTCCGCTGGTAGTATCACCAGAATAATAATATAAATTTCTTGTATTATTACCATCTATAAGTTGATAGCCATTAGCACCAATCCTCGTAATACCATTCGTCTGAACTCTAAGGGCCCAATTTCCAGCTTGATTTAAAAATCCTATCTGGTTACTACTGTTTGCATAAAGCGTTCCTCTAGTATTTGCATCAGCTGTAGCCATGTTAATAGAAGAGTTAGTAGAATTTCCACGAATTCTGATGCCATCTGCTGAGTTGCCACCGCCTGTGGTTTCTAGACGTACTATGTTATTATGGTATAATCCAACGGCTCCGTCTTTTACTGCTGTGATGTACTTTTCAGTGTTTGTAAAAGATGTTATTTGTATTGAATCTCCTTTAATGAAGAAACTTCCAGTTGTTAGTGTGTTATTAATTAATGAGTTTGTGCCATTATGAAAAATTTGTAAATCTTGACTAGCACCAACTTGGAATTTACCTGAGTCGTTAGGAATATTTAAATTACCACTCGTATCTAAATGAACACGATCCACACCATTTACAAAAAGTTTAACAGGAGTATTTGTACTTGTACCAATTCTAAGATCAGCACTCTGTACAGCTTGAAAGAATCCTATGTTATCACTATTTCCAGATAAGACTCGAAGATTAGTATGATTAGCTCCTTGTACCTCAAGCTCTGAGGTTGGCGAGGCTACACCTACACCTAATTTTGTTGCAGTTAAAGCACCTGTTGATGAGTTAAAAGCTAAATTAGTTCCAGTATGTGGTGTTAAATCACCA